GTATTATAAAATGTTTTTAACAAATTTATCAGGCATTTTTTTACCATCCTCGAGAGTTCGCAATAAAACAAATATAGAGGGTTGGCCAATAATATTGTTCTCTAATACTTCAATTTTTTGAATTTCATGCATAGTATCATTTTTTTGAATATAAACAGTAGCATTTTGAATAGCATTCCCTTTCTTACTATCAACAAATTTGTCAAGATACTCCATTAAATGTTTTACGTACATTATATACCCGCCCTTCTAAAGCTGTCCTCATACTTTTTTATATAGTCACTTGCTTGTTGAGATAATATTTTGTTGTCTTTTTCTAACTCTGTCACACGAGTTTGAAGTTTACCATTATATATTTGATGACTCTCATTAATTTCTAACGCATTAGCCAATGAATTATCTAATTGTTTAACGCGCCCCTGCAATTCTTTCATCTCTGGCGATGTATTACCAATTCCTTTTATGATTGTATTTTCTCCTTCAGCCTCTTGTGCTCGCTTCCTCATTCTCGTTAGCTCTTCAGATAATTGATTTACCAATTTTTTAGTCCCATCCAATAAGACTCTATCCTCCAACCATTTAGATTCTTTTTGTTTCCATTCCCAAACTTCTTTCTTATGCTGTTCAATTAGCAATGTTAAACCTGATTCTTCTGTCATTTTCGTATAATATGTTTCCTTAAAGCTCTAACCAATCTTTCAATATTGTCTATAATATCAATTAGAGTTTTACTTTTAATAAAACTCTCTTCAGATTTTAACTCATCATACTCCTTAAGAGGTATAGTAACAGTTCTTCTGGATGTATGTTCATCTTCATAAGTAGCGTCCTGAGCTCTTTCTCCATTTTCTGCATTATCTTTCATTATTGACATTATACAGAAGTTACCTTAAAATGTCAATATGGGAGTTCCAAAAAGACTTACAGAAATGCAAAAAAGATTCGCTGAATTTATAATATTTGGTGGAGCTGATGGGCCTGTATCACAGGGAGAAGCCGCGAAACTAGCTGGTTATAGTCACAAAAGAGCGAGACAAGAAGGATCTGAACTAATGAATCCTAGACTGTCTCCATTAGTGGTAAGATATATAGGACAATTAAGAGAAGAAAGACTTAAAAAACATGCTGTTACTTATGACGGGCATGTAGCTGAATTAGATAGAATTAAAAATCTAGCATTGAAGAAGGGTTCATTTTCCTCTGCAGTAAACGCTGAAACCAATCGCGGTAAGGCAGCAGGACTATACATAGAACGAAAAATAATAAAAACAGGTAAACTAGAGGACCTAACAGAAGAACAACTAGAAGCAAAGATGAAACAAATTTTAGACGACTACGAACCTCTTTTAAATGCGAAACAGATTGAAGGTGAAGTGACTGAATCACCTAAATCTTCACCATCTTCTTCACACAAGCCAAAGGAATCATCGTTCGATCCCCAAAATTCAAAGACCCATCATCATCCCGATCATACGAAGCAAACAGCTTAATAGCATCTCCATCTTTCTTATATAACCATCCCTCATTAACAGGAAAAGCTAACTTCATTTTATTAAAACCTTTTTCATCAGCCCAACCGGAATCACTTAAGATATCACACCACTCCACCCGCACTTTAGGAAAAGGTATGTCGTCTGGTTGAGTAATGCTTACGACTTTTCTTTTCGCTCTTGGTTTTCTTTTCTTTGGTTTTCTTTTTGGCATAGTAGTAGTTGGGGTTATGTCTCCGATTGAATATATCTATAAATCGCTCCATTGTAAATCTTGTATATAGGGATGTGGGAGCATAGATAGGTTTCAAAAATACACAATAGTTTGCTTACCCCCCTAGAGAATGACATATTGACAGATTGTAAAAAATGAAATGTCACACAATATGTCACTATTTTACTTAAATACATATTGATTTTCCTATGTTTTTTATCTTTCTGACAGTATGACAGATTATTTTGATTTGAAAAAAAAAAAATAAAATCATTTATTCCTGTGAGATTACTATATGTAGATGGATGCCTTTCTTTTGCCATATTATTGCCTTATTTTAGCCACAATTAATCCCCGTGGGAGATAAAAGGGAAGACCCACGGGGCTTAATTGAATTAACCCAAAAGGGCAGGAACCAGCAATTGGGCTAATTGGTGACGTCAGCAAGACGGATGAAAACTGATCGCATGAGGCGATCGAGGGATGCAGAGACATCTTGCTGACTTGGGTCGAGAGTTCACCAATCCTCGTTAGATATTCTCTGTCCCTAACTGTGAAATCTATTAACATTTAATCTTTTCCTTCTATACTGGTCCCTTTAAAAGGGTCCTTTGAAGTATCTCTCTCAAACTCTTCTAAAAGCTTATTTGGGTCTATTTTTGCTCGTTCTTTTTCGTCTCTTTCTAATTCATGGTACATATCTAGTCTTTGCAGCCATCTATGCTTCCATAGCTTTAACATAGCGTCCTGAAACTTGAATTCTTGGTAATATAGGTCAGGAGTGCATATCATTATAATACCCTGCCTAATCTTAGAGCCATAGACTTCGTCGTGAGCCATGGCGTATGCAGCAATTTGCATATAGTAATCACTCACCCACTCTTCTCTCTTCGGTCTGTTGGATTGTTTAAAGTCTACAATAGTCTCGAGATCATTATGCATACATACGAGATCAGTACTCCCAGCATACAACCCAGGGTAATGTAGCATAACTTCACTACCATAGTATTCCGAAATAGGCGTAAGACCCGTTTCAATAATTTTTTCGGCCATGGGCTTCGCCGCGCATCCGATCTCTGTAAGATCATCGTAGCCAACTCCTTGGATATGAGACTCCAGGAATTTGTGCATGGCAGTCCCCCGCTTTGAAGATAGATTCTTAATTCGTTCTGCTTCCTCTGTTCCAACTTTAGCTTTCCAATCTTTTAAAAATTGTTGATTTTTTGTAGCACCTAATACTGTAGTTACACTAGGAAGTCTAGTTCCTATGATGTCATAAACCCTGGTCCCTGTTTCGTGATCCGTGATCTGTTTTCCTTGTATATAGCTGTATTTATTATTTTTTTTCATTTTTTTTCTTTATACATTCTTCAATAACTTCCTCCATAAAGTTTACGATAGGATGATCTTTAAATAAAGATCCAGTAGATATCATCATATCCATACTACTAGCTGCTTGTTTTATTTTTTCTTTTGTTATGGTTATGGTTATTTTATTTGATTTTTTCATTTACATTTACTCATAATCCTCATTATTTGGATCTATTACAGAATATTCTTTACTAACAAAACTCTCCTCAGTATTCACTACATTACCTTTTTTATTAAAAATTTCATTATATCGTTTTCGATAAACATTATTACTTACTCTTGATCTACCGTCCCATTTAGGTTTTTTAGTTTTTTCTAGGCTCATACCAAGTATACTTTAAAGTTAATTCGCATCCTTCCTCAATGTCCTCAATGACTGTTAGATTCCATTTATCAAATCCAGGTTTAATTCTAATTTGATTTTTAACACAATTAGGTTCATCTGAATGATTTATAAAACCCCCTAAAGGAGTTCTAATCAATTCACCCTCAACTCTATAATGACAGACCCCTAGATCAGTTCCAGCAACTAATTTTCTTGTGGTAAATAATCCTTGGCCATCAATGCCAGATTCACCTACAATAATTCCTGAAGGGAGTGGAGAATAATTCTTTAGTTTATCTAAATCGTAGAATTCTTTTAAATCTTTTTCACCCATCATAGAACTACCACCAACATATACAAAGATAATAAAGTCATAAGACCTAAGAAGGAGAATATAAATATAAATATTTTATTCATTTTCTCCCCAGGTGATTAACAATTTTTTTAGACCATCCCAACAATGTTTTATTATTATATTTATTTTTCATCAAATTAGCCATTATACAGACGAACTGTATATTGCCTTTAATATAATCTTTACTACTATCAATCCGGTCGACAGAGATATTAGTTAAAACTTCTCCTCTTCCTAATATATGAGTCATGGTTTCACCGGATAAAGGACACGTAAGTCCCATTTTACTATACTGACTCTTCCATATTTTAAAAATTTTATCATAGTTTAGTAGGACTTTTTTACGTCCTCTACGCTTATGGCAATCCTGCTTAAGGACCGAAATTCTTCTTCTTAAAAAAGCGTCAGCGCTTGCGCTGTATTTATTATTATCTAATTTTACTCGGCATGGTCCGCATTGCCTTTGTAATCGTTTAACAATTCTATGTTTAGTTTGGTAGTTTGTTTTCCAGTGGAATAATAGGGTGCTTTTTCTTTTCCCACACTTTGAACAAACACGAGTCTTACCAAAAAGTTTCTGCTTTAAAGGATCTTTTCCATCGGGATACTTTCTCATATGCTTTCCTTCTTTATATAGATTGGAATAAAATCCTTTATACCAGGTCATTGAAGTGTTTCTTTCTTAAATGGTTGAACGTCAGTTTTAAAAATCTTTTCCATTATATTATCATAATCATCAGGTTCTAATATGGTTTTATAGATCCGTGATCCGATGGCCATGAGTGATGCAGCAACTAGACCAGGATCATTACTCTCGCTTAGTTTAAGCGAAGTTTCATATAAAGTTTGATAAATATCAGATAGGTCATTATCGGAATATTTAGGAGTAGGAGTAGTTCCAGGTAGTTCTCCGGAACTTAGACATTTTTTACATTGAATCGTTTCACCTTTTACAATAGTAAAACCATTTCCATTACATTTATCACAAATCATAATTTCACCATTATGTAGTTATAGACAGGATAGGAAATAATATTCCCTGGAACATATTTTTTTTTCTCTTCATCCCATACCTTATCTCTCTGTTCTTTGGTCACTTTTTTTTGAACTAAAGTTATAATATTTTTATAATTACATCCCCATTCTCCCTTTATACTTACTCGGTACTGATATGTTTTATTTTTAAATAGAATATTATCATAATCCATTGCTAGATTTCTAATTTTTCTAAAAACAGATTCATCTCTAGAACTTCTTTTATCGAAAGTTGAGCCGGTATAATAAATAAGTTGACTTCCTTTTTTAGCTGTTTGAAGCCAATAGTCTATATCTTTTGGACTTATCGTAGATTGAGTTTTAGGAACATAATTTTTTATGTCATCTGTTACTTTAGAATGATTTTTTTTATTAATTTTTAAAATAGAATTTTTTAATGTTGTAAATTTAGGAAGAACCACTTTCATTCTATCTATTTCATCTAGAACTTTAATAAATAAACGAGTGTAAGATTTAGGAT